GCTTAGGGAATGGATACTAGAGGGGCCGCTGAAGGGCTATGCGAATACACCAGCACCCAATCACGGTTTCCGCCACCTGTTCGAAGATGCCCTACATGGCGACGTAAGCCAGAAGGCGGCGCTATACATCACCGGCCGCTCTTCCGGCTCTTCTGCTGATGACTACGGTGGAAGCGACCTGAAGCTGCTGGAACTGGCGAAGCAGATGGAGAAGGTTCGCGACGTTTTCAAAGTCGGCAGTTAGGAGTGCAGTCCTATTATTATAGGAAAATAATCAGAAAGGGGATTCACACAGGATTCCAGTCGTGAGACACTATTGTCCAAGTTGAGAAACGAGGACGTGGTAGTTGAATCTTTCCCTCCCTAACATCCTGAAGAAAGCCTTCGGTCCTTCGATAGATCGGAAAGCACTGGCGCTTAACGATCCTGCTATCTCCGAAGTTTTCGGCGTCCGCCCGACCTACTCCGGCGCTGCCGTCACTAGCCGGACGGCTCTTGCGGTCCCGGCTGTTCTTCAGGCCGTTAGGCTTATCTCTGAAACCATTGGTTCGCTTCCTTGCAAGCTTTACCGCGAGACTGAAGCGGGCAAGGAAGCGGCCAAGGATCATTCCGCCTATCGGATCACCCATCGCCGGGCCAACGAATGGACAGGCGCTGGCGATCTCCGCACCCGCCTGACTGCCGACGCTCTGTCGCACGGCGGCGGCTTCGCCCGGATCATCCGCTTTGACGACGGCAGACCCTTCGAGCTTCACCGGATCAAGCCTGAGAAGGTGATGCTTCTTGAGGACGATGTGACCGGCGCTCCGGTCTATCGTGTCTCTGAGGCGACTGGCACCAGCGATTTTCCCTTCTCGGAGATCCTTCACGTGCCGTCATTCCTCGGCACCTCTCCGCTCTCCCATGGCCGTGAGGCTATCGGCATCGCATCCGTTCTTGAGCGTCACGCGGCACAACTGTTCAAGGGTGGAGCGCGGCCGCCTGCCGTCATTCACCGGGAAAAGGCTATTCCTTCTGACGTTGCGGTAGGTGAGGCGAGCGTGAAAAGCCTTCGCGCCCGCTTCCAAGCTTCATCCGCCAACGGCTTTGACGTGCCGCTGATCCTGGACGACGGCTGGCAGTATCAGCAGATGGCTTTCTCTTCGACAGATAGCCAGTTCCTTGAGAACCGTATCGAGCAGATCAACGAGATCGCCCGCATTTTCGGCGTCCCGCCACATATGCTCTACCAACTTGACCGGGCGACCTGGAGCAATGCGGAACAGATGGCTGCAAGCTTCCTTCAGCTTTGCCTCCGGCCATGGCTGGACCGTTGGCAGGACGCTTACGCAACGGTTCTTCTGACTGAGGACGAGCGAGACAGCCACTATTTCGAATTCGTCATTGATGACCTTCAGCGCGCCGACTCGGCAGCCCGCGCCGAAATCTTCAGCAAGCTTATTGCAGCCCGCGTCATGACCCCGAACGAGGTTCGCGCTGCAATGAACATGCCGCCGCTTCCCGGTGGTGATGAGCTTGCCAATCCCTACACCTCCACCAGCACACCGGCAGGCAGTGAGCCGCCGAAGGAAGCAGCCTAATGCAGCACACCGCATTCTTTGGGGATGGCGAAAAGACCTTCGCCTTCACCCACGAAATGATTCTGGAACTTGAGCGGAAGACCGGCCACGGCATCTTTGCGCTCTTCACCCGGATCCAAACCCGGCATGCATCCTTTGCCGACATGACCGAGACGATCCGGCTCGGCTTGATCGGTGGCGGCGCTACTCCGGCTGAAGCCGCCGCCCTGGTCAATACCTACGCTGTTGCGCGTCCGCTAGGCGAAAGTCTCGCTGTTGCACTCGGCATCCTCACAACGCTCTTTTTCGGTCCTGATGAGCCTGAAGCCGACACTCCGGACGATCTCAATCAAGCCGTCAACGACGCCCTGAAGCAGGTGGCGGCATGACCGATCGGCTTGAGATCAAAGCGGCGCTCACAGTTGATGACGCCGGCACCATCACCGGCATCGCTTGGCCTTTCGGCTCCCCAGATCGCGTAGGCGACGTGATCGAAAAGGGCGCTTTCACTTCTCCTGAGACCCTGCCGATGCTGTTCGCTCACGATCAAGGGCAGGTGATCGGCGTTTGGGACCAGATCACCGAAACAGCCGAAGGCATCACCGTTAAAGGCCGCTTGCTCGTGGACGACGTTGAACGCGCCCGCGAAGTTCGCGCCATGATCCGCAGCAAGGCTGTTTCCGGTCTCTCTATCGGTTTCGTCACGAAGGCTGCCAAGCCTCGCACCCGTGGCCGCACGATCACGGCCCTCAACCTTCACGAAATCTCAGTTGTCGCGGTCCCGTGCCATCCGGACGCGAAAATTACGTCGATCAAGGCCGCCGATGGCGCGGCAAACCTAGAGGAATTGGTAATGGAAGAAGAACAGACCGTGGATATCCACAATACATACAATGAACCAGTTATCGACCAAAAGGCGTTTGACGCCATGAAGGCCGATATCGCGACCCTGAAGGCGAAGCTCAACCGCCCGACTGCCGCAAACAAGAATCGCCCGGCAGCCGACAATGACAACGGCGAGCGGAAGGCATTTGCGGATTACCTGCGCTCCGCCGAACTGGACCGAAAAGCGCTGACCGTTGCCAGTGACGCGCCCGGCCATGTTCTTGCGCCGAAGGAGATCGCCAGCGACTTCATCCGCAACCTCGTGGAGTTTTCGCCGGTCCGCAGTATCGCCGATGTTCGCTCCACCGGCTCGCATTCGATCATGCTGCCGAAGCGGCTGACCGTGACGAATGCGAAGTGGAAGGGCGAAGCCGTGGCTTCCGATCCTTCGGAACCGACCTTCGATCAGATCGAACTTTCCATCAAGGAAATGACGACCCACGTTGATGTCGGCAACTGGCTGATCGAAGATGCCGAACATGACGTGGAAGCCGAAGTAAGGCTAGCGCTGGCTGAGGACTTCGCCGCCAAAGAAGGTTTGGCCTTCGTCAACGGCAGCACGGCGCTTGAACCGGCTGGCTTCATGGCGAGCGCAGATATCGCCGACTTCGCCAACGGTCACGCAACCGATCTCTCGGCTGATGCGATGATTTCCCTCATGTATTCGCTGCCGGCTGTTTATCGCAACCGTGGCACCTGGGCGATGAACGGCACCACGCTAGCGACGATCCGCAAGCTGAAGGACGGCAACGGCAACTATCTGTGGCAGCCAGCCTTTGTTGCAGGCCAGCCCGAAACCATCCTCGGCCGCCCGGTCATCGAACTGGTGGATATGCCGGATCTCGAAGCCGATGCTTCCCCGATCATCTTCGGTGACTTCAAGGCGGGCTATCGCATCTATGACCGCATTGAGCTTGCGGTTCGTCCGAACCCGTATCTTCTGGCAACGGAAGGGCTTGTTCGCTTCCACGCCCGCCGCCGCGTCGGTGCCGGCGTTGTCCGCCCGGAAGTATTCCGCAAGCTGACGATGGCTGCCTGATCATGACTCTTCAGCGGCCCGCATACGAGGAAGTGACGTTGGATCTCGGTGGCAGTGGCAGGCCCGCGACCCTCCGTCCTACCTTGCGGGCCGCTGTCCATCTTGAGCGACTTCACGACGGCTTTCCGGCTCTTTTCCGGCGCGTCGATGAATTCCACTTCGGCACTATTTCCGAGATCATCTTGTCGTGTTCCCGTTCTCGACAAGATGCGGCGGCTTTCCTGACCTTGCGAGCAGGAAAGCCGCTACTCCCTTTCATGCTGGCAGTTCGTGAGCCGCTTGCACAGCTTCTCCGGTCATTCGTGCCTGCGCCTGAGAAGCCATGTGGCAAGCCTGCCGGTAATCCTATGCCCTGGGCAGGCTACTATCGCGAGCTATACCGCACAGCGACCGGCTGGCTTGGTTGGACACCGGAAGTCGCCTGGAACGCGACACCGACCGAGATCAATGAAGCAGCCGCTGGCAAGTTCGCCATGCTTCGCGCCATCCATGGCAGCGGCGAAGATGACAAGCCATCCCATGATCCCCTCACACCTGTTCCACCTGAGAAGGTGAAGGAAGGTATCGCTCGCCTCCGCTCCCTCTCCGGGAAGGCTCGCTGATGCCAAAGCCTCCACGCCTTTGCAGTTGCGGCAACATCGTTCCGCACGACCAACGTTGCGAATGCCAGCGAAAGCAGGATCGTGAGCGCAAGGCGCGCCACGACCGCAACCGACCCTCAGCCCGCGAGCGCGGATATGGCCCGCGTCGATTAAACCTTCACACCGATTGACAATCTAACAATAACGTGTTAAACGTTAAATCATGAAGAAGACACCAGCACAGTACCAACGTGAATACCGGCAGCGTCTGAAGGATCGCGCAAAGCTTGCGAGCGATCCCACAGACGCCATAGCGAAGCGTCCTTTCTCTGAAGGCGACCCCTGGCAAGTGATGGATTGGTATCTTGAGACAGCGGGCATAACCATTCCGGACTATTCCGCTGCCGGTGATGCCGATCCGGAATGGAGGGAAGAGGACGGTCCCAACCGTGGCTCTATCGGCCGCGCCGAAAGGATCGTTGGCTCGCTGTTAGATGCGGCCGGCGCACTGGCGGGTG